TGCTTAGCAATATAAAACACTTCTAGCTTAGATAAAGGATCGGGTGATTTACGCACCACGCGCCTATTGATCTTCTTTCGCTTACGTGTGTTAGCCATATTAAAATTATGACTTACTAATTAGAATAAATAGATCATCAACACGCTTTTCTAACCTAGTTAATTGATCCTTCATACTAGAGCCACCATTAGGGCGTAACTCATTAAGCCAGCCTCTAACTATAAAACGTAATCCGACTAGCACGCCTGACAGCACAGCGATAACGCCAGCCCCAAAGCCAGCCCATTCTCCCGGTGTCATTTCTTCGGAGTTGCATAGCCAAACACTCCGGCTAATACTGCCCAAAGAATTGCACGATAGTCAGCTGCAAAATTAGATGCGGCCCAAGCTGACAAGAATGCACCAACAGTTAATACATAAGGATTCTTCATGTTCATATTTTTCCCCCTAGTAGTGGTATATCAAACTCTTTACCATCCTTATCACCGGATGAATTAAAGCTAACGTGAATGTGCTTTGTATGTTTGTTAAATCCTGAATACTTACGCCATTTATAATTTAGAATCCTGCTGGCAATCATGCCGTTATGAATTACGTAAGATATGCGCTTATCGGTTTTTGCACAGATTCTGATTTGGTCAGCCAAATAAACCGAGAGCCCCTCGGATGTATCCAAGCGAGAATCAATATCAATGGCTCGCACGCATCCGGTCTGGTCTGGATTATGATCCGATTTTCTGGCAGCATGACGAGCATCACCAACCCACCCATCACTGGTAGTGCGCCTATCTGGATACCAGGTAGTAACGGCATCCCTAAGCTCTACCCCTGCTGCACATAACCAAGGCTTCATTATGAAAGAAGTAGTGTGGCTTCCTCAGCTGTAATGCCGAGCTTGTCCAATAGTGCAGTTTTAGCAGTTGCCTTAGCATCAGCAATTACTTCCTGGGCTTTGCGGTCTGCCTCAGCAGCCTTATGTGCTGCTTCTTGATCTGCAATTTCCTGAGCAGTTAATTCAACCTCGGTAGTTTCACCTGTTGAGCAATCAACTATTACTTTATGTGGCATTGTTTTCTCCTTTTGTTAAGCGTTGGATATTCCGTATAGATAAAATGATGAGCCTGACATCCATAAAGTGCCACCAGTTGTAGCATCTAATGTTATTGATGTAACCGCCGCTGTATTTGACCACAATGCCGCAGTTGCTGTCATAACTATTTGACCTGCTGTACTGCTGTTGCCTTCATTAGTTGAAGTTATTGATACAGGTTTATTTTGGCTTGCAGTATAAGAAGGAATATAAATAGAAGCATTTCCATAAGTGCTTGCAGTTGAATTGTTTCCATTTATTCTTACTTGATACCAAGAACTTGATGCGCTATCTCTATTAGATGATGCTGTTGAACCATTGCCGACTAATGCTGTTTCACTAAAGTTTGTAGTAGCACCATTTAATGTAACCCAACAATAAGCAGCCCAAGAAGTGTCGTTAGTTCTACCTGAAAATCTAACCTCTAAATCTGTATAACTAGATGGTATTGCCGAAAAAGTAACGCTTCCAGCCGTTGATGATAAAACATTTGAACTGATTAAAGTATAGGTTGCCATTATGCCGCCTTTATTCCGTAGAGTGTTGCGGTACTTCCAATGCTTATGTTTGCACCTTGCGCCCCAATAGATACTGAAGTAATAGCCGCTGTGTTTTGCCATAAACTAACTGAAGTTGATACCTGTTGGTTTGCATTTCCTAGATTTCTTTCACCACTTGCAGTTACTAATGCAGTTTTGTAAGTTGAACCTGCATAAGAAAATAAATCAAAAGTTATTAATTGTGGAATTGTAGTAGACCAACCTAGTGTATTCGGCCACATATAGGTATCACCAGTTTGATTAAAGGTATATGCACCTGTGCCATTACCATATAAAATAGTTTGGCTGTAATTAGCACCAGTATCAGAGTTTAGATTTAGAGTTACATAATTAGCGGCAGCCGCAGTACCAATTATTACTAATCGTAAATCTGTCCACGATGAAGCAATAGATGAAAATGTTATTGCCGAAGATGCACTACCCAAAGTAGTTGATGCAATTTTCTCGTATGTGGTTGCCATATTATCCTTTGATTCCGTAAAGGGCGAAGGTTGAAGCAGTTGTAAAATTACCACCACTATTTGTTGTAATATCTAAAGATGATACTGCGGTAGTTGCGGCATATAATCCCGAACCTAAAGTCACCCAAGATTCAGTTCCCGCATAATTGCATTCTAATCCTGCAAAATATCTAACAGTTTTGTTTTTAGTTGTTGAAGCATAATCAAGAATATCTATAATACAAACGGCCATAATGTTACTCATAGTTGGTGTACTTGCTTTAGAGCCAGCCATTGCACGCCATAATTGAATTGATGTGGTTGAAGGGCTACTGCCACCACTTGCTTGCGCGGTTGAACCATCCCCAGTTAAAAAATGTTCAGCATAAATAGAACTTGATGAACCATTTAAAGTAATAACTGGAGTATATCCAGCACTTGCCGTTAAAGTTGTTTTTGCCATAAATCTTATTTGCAAATGTTTATAAGTGCTAGGTATTGAACTGAAAGTAATTGTGCCGCTTGAACCCGTGCCAGTAGCAGTAGCAATAGATTCGTATGAACTGGTAGAAGCCGCTACCCCGCTAGACAAACTGCCTAATACTGTATTAAGCAATTCCGCCTACCACATACCAAGTATCTGTTGCAGTCTTAATGCAGACCGCTGTCTTGTATTGCGCAAGGGTTGGTTGAGCAGCTACTGCTCCAGCTGATAAAACTGTTGTAGTGGCTGGTGTTGTAGCACTTATTGTGCAAGTACCGGCACCAATATTTAATACTGTTAATGCTGTGCCAACAGGAAATGCAACAGATGCATTGGTTGGAATCTTATATGCAATAGCAGTTGCTTTATTCATTTGTTCTAGCACTTGATACTGGTCTGTAAGTACAGCTGTGTAGTCTGCGGTTTGAGCAGTACCTACTGTAAAGGCTACTAAACCATTAAAGGTTGCAGCTGTTAATACATCACCTGTTAAGGCTGGTAATCCTGATGCCATTATATCTCCTTAATAAGATAATACGTTTTGATTTAAGACACCGTAATCTACGTTGCCTATTATAAACCCATCTATGATCGGTTCAAGCGTTGTGAACACTGTTTTCCAACTATTCGGGGTTATGTTCATGCCCACCCCAAAAATCTGTAGGGTTTTGTCCAGCGTAGATCCACCTGGCTGGGTAGTGATTACTGTGATTGGATCAAAGAAGTCTAGGTTTAAGGCTGCAATTATGCCTGTGTTGTAGTCTGGCGTGTATAGGTCTAATTCAACGGCATCACATCGAATGCTGGTTTCAGCCCTAGAAGCCACATAAGCCCTGGCGTAGTCCAAAGCGACAGTGTCTGTCTGCATCAATAAATTATTTAAGAAGTATGAATGGATAAAGTATTTAGCAATAGAAGCTGAATTAGTGGCTACCTGAGCAGTGCCACCAACCCTTGTAACTGTGGCTGAATTAAACACTAGGGTATCGTCTAACTTCCATACGGCATTAGCATATTTAATGCCTGTGCCATCATCTGCAAAGAGTGTTGGTGTACCGCCTATTGATGAGACAGTAACTGTGCGATCCTGAAAGACAAACGATCCAGATGCATTGACATAAACAGCCCCATATTCACTATTAGCAACAGTTTGTAATGCAGCTAAAGAAGTTCTATTAGTACCAGGATCAGCTTGTAAAGTAGTTAATCCGGCATCCACATCACGCATAGTGGCAGGCCATGAGATCTGATCTAATATCTGGTTAATTCTTGTGCCTGATAGATTACCGGCAGCCGCACCAGTAACTGTTGAGATCTGTGCATTCTGTGCCAACCTGTAGGCATCTACAGCTTGTATGGTGGTGTAAGCAATTTCTGTTGCATCTTTAGGTTGACTGTTCACATAAGATGTAATAAAGCCTGAGAAGATTGGATATGTTACCCCTGAGTAGGTTGCAGTTATCTGCACCTTCTTCATAGGTGTTAATAAATTATAATAAGGACTGGTTGGATTCTGTGGGTTGAAGTCTCCATTTTGATCCACAATGCGAAGGCTCATAGTGCCAGTCTGAAACTCATCGGCTACAGGGTTACGGCCTCTGTTAGTTTGTATGGAATTAACACGATCAGATA